GAATCAGTAATCCTATTTACCAACTCATCAGTATCTATACTTTTTAAAGCATTTTGAAGGTCACCTATACTTTCCACTGCTATCTTTATCGCACTACTATTAGTTTCAGTAATAGAACCACTTAATACATCAACCTGTCCATGCCTATCACCATCGACAAGCATTCGTTTTCCATTACCAGCAGCGTCTCTAAAACTCCGAGTATGTAATCTTCCTGAATCATCAGTTAGAAGATGATAACTCGTTCCACTACCATCGGGAGAGGTATTACCTAACACTTCAATGTTACCTAATTTATTTGCACCTGCTGGTAAAGAAGCAACAATATCACATTGCATTTCATTACCGGATATTGCACCACCAACAGTTTCGATTGCTGTTTTGATAGCACTTGTATTTTCCTCTTTTGTATAAAGACGACCATTTTTATCTACTACTAATGGAATATAATCACCATTATCCGCTAATACAGATATGGCATCTTGACGAACAGCTAAAGTCATTACCCCCTTATCGCCAGAGGTATAAGGTGTTCCTTCTATTTCTCCAATATCAACTTCGACAGTTACATCACCAATGCCTATTTCAAAATTACCTGAAGCATTAACATTAACTGGTATCCATTCTGAATTGTTTAATCCGTAAATTCTTCCAGCCCCTTTTGCTAACATATTTTTAATTCCTTATTTCTAAGAAAAACTTTTTTAAAAATCATTTATATATATAACAAATTGCATTAGGGTCTAAATGAGTTATATCAAATTTAGCATACACTACCGCCCCACGTAAATCATTAATAGGATGTTTATAGTTTTCAACTGATATGTCTTTTTTAATTACAATAACTCCAGCTTTAGTAGAATCAAAAACTATGCCTCCTACATCACCACTTGCTGAATAATCCCAATTTAGAGTTCCAGCAGTTTCTTCATATAAAATATGAATTTTCGGACCGGGCAAACTCGTAAGTTCAACTACGCTGGATTGTAATAAAACTTTATAATATAAAGGATGTAGAATCGTTATGTTAGGATAAAATCCACCATCTGCTATTTCAGAATAAGCATTAAGAACCTTATCCACATCACCACTACTATCTTGAACCGTCTTAACACCAAATACATCTATTAATGCAGATATAGCATCTCTATTAATTGTATGTTCAATAGAAGCACCAGCTTTCTCAACTTCCCAAGCTACTATATCCCAATCTGCATCTGTAATTAACTCTTCTGGAGCATAAGGCAACGTCCAAACTTTTCTTATGTTAAAATCTCTACTATTAACTTTATTCTTAAATATAGGAGCTTCGGATTTATAACCTCCTACAACCCCATATCTACCAGAAGTTAAATAAGATACCTTGCCTCTATTTGAACGTGTTTTAACAGTAGGTAAAATATCCCTCATTAGAGCTACGTCTTTAGCTCCATGTTCTGCTGCTTTGAGATACTCTTCTTGAATCATAGAATCAATTTCAGTACTTAGCAGTAATTCGTGAGCAGTTTCTTTCTTAATTAATTCACCAGACGCTTGATTTCTCTTGTTCATTAACGTTGTAAACTCTCTCATAATTAATTATCCCCTTTCTTTTTTTTATATATAATTCTATGCTATTCTTGCTGAGGATACAGCAGGAATATCCACAATAGCAACATGCTGTAAATTCATATTTTTAACTAATATATAATTATTCTTATATTCTTCTTGATTCGTAAATCTAACCGATAATCCAGCTTCATTTTCTTGTATTATCTTTAAAACGTCTTCATTGTGTTTTTGAGATATTAATATATCACCACACAAAGCTTCAACTAAATCATCCCAATGAATGTTTTTCACTTCACCTACTTCTGTTCCATTATGACCTAATTGTAAAGGCACGTATGAAGGAATATAAGCATTCTTAATAACAAAAGAAGATACTCGAATTGGTATTCCCACTGGTGATAACGAATCGTAGAATTCACCTTCTTCTAACAAGATTCTGTTATGATACACATCTTTTGAAAGAGTATTGTTCTTATTACGAAGTAAATTAAAGAAGTCTCTAAACATTAATCTGCTCCTCGCTTAGACGTATATTCTATCTCTTTAGGTAATTTTAATTTAAATATCGCACCCTCTGCTTTTTCACCAAGCAAATCATTACTTATGCTATAAGACAACATTAATTGATAATAAGGAATCGTATTTTTTAAAAAGAACTCCATTCTGACCTTACTTGTAGAAAATGTGCCAGCAGAAGCACCTTGTCCTAAAGCTTCTGCGGGAATCAAACATCCAGTTGCTGCTAAATTTGTATAATACGTTAAATAGTTTAATAAATCTGGAAAACCAGCGGTATCTATTGGTTTAACTTCAACCTTATCCGTACTAACAAACTCATGCCCCACTCGAATCTTTCTAAATTCTTTTTGAAGTTTAGTCATGGTCGTATCATCTGGATAAACACCTCTCTTGTCGGGTGAAACAATTACGTGATACTTTGCGAATCCGTGTCTCTTAATAGCTAACGTTACCGATTCATCAATTTCACGTTTCCATATTAACGGCTTCTTTGCTATACTCAATAAAGCAATTCCATGAGGCTCGTCACTTCTTGGCATTAATTGAAATTGCCATATTTCGTCTTTAATTCTTTCTTTTTGTTTAGTCTTTTCTTTTAGATAGAAATTACCATCTTTATCTTGTGAAACGTATAACGGGAATAAAACATTCAAATCCGTTATGAAGCCATCTTTACCCTTAATTGGAATTGCATAAGAATCTCTAAAAATTAAAGTATTTATCATTACGGTATATAATTTGGGATATATTTTATTGAACCTCTGTTCGTATCTTGATACTATTTCTGGATTATCGTGTATAATCTCAAATCCACCTGACAATGTGGTAGAAGCTATCGTTTGAATTGCTGCAAATGCAGAGGGATTATTGAGATACATATCCCAATTTTCCTGTAATTCCGTACCAAGTTGAAGAGAATGCGAACCACTCTTATCCTCTTCCTTTGAACCTAATGCTTTCCAAACCCTACCAGATAATTCGCCAAGTGCTATCTTTCTCTTCTGAAAGTGCTTTCGTAGCACCTCCAGCCAATCCAGCCCAAACATTTTTATTTTCTCCTTCAACATCCTCTCTCTCCAAACCCATTGCAGCTATGCATAACGCATCAACCATATCGTCTTTGCCCCCACCTTCTGGACCACACTTAACCATATTCTCATCTAAATAAACAAAAGTTGAAATTTGATCTATTAATTTCTCTTCCTGTTTAGGAATATGTATAGAACCATAACTAAAACACAATTGAATGTTATCTATTAATCGTTTTTTGAGTTTATCATTATGCATTGAAATTCCTTCAATATCTAATTCATCTAATTCGGATAGAATTGGGTCGCCAATAGAACTACTATCAGCTAATATGTGATAAGGATTAAATTCTTTAACATGTTTTCTAATTAAAGCATACTGACTCTTCCAATCCATTTGAAATGTATCAGTAAAAACAATTTCGCCCTCGTTACTCATAACTACTATTGCGGTTTCATCTCGTTTTCTTCCAAAGTCTATTCCCATTATGAATTCCTTTGCTCTACCGGTTGGTTTGTCAATTATTGAATTAAGAAGCATTTCATCACTAATTACTCTGTCTGTAAAAGTAATGAATTCAGCATTAAATATTTGTTCAATATAAGATTCAGTCATACCACTCTTTCTTGCTTTTTCAATTAAATCCTGTTCCATGAACCAACAGTCTTTAAGCGCAATAGAATAATTCCTTGCTGTATTTGAATACCACAAATGAACAAATGGTCCTGAATTACCAGAAATGGAAACTTTTCCATTTCGTCTTACTATTAAGGTATGATTGGGAACTTCTACACAATATACCTTTCCATTATAAGGCATATTAGAAATTGCTCGATTCATGTCTCGTTCTCTACGAAGCTGAGTAAAACGAAGAGTATTTCCAACTACAGCAATTTGCGATTCCCCCTTTTTATAAATAACGGTTGGTATCCCCATCCCAACGAATAATCTTTGCAAATCATCTATCAATAATTTTTCTGATAATCCGTTTAAATGAATTTGATACGCACCATATTTGGATGCGTTCTGTGTTCCATCACCCAAGTTAAGTGCTTCGAGAAAAATATTTCGTTGTCTTAAACTACATTTATAGACATAATCTGGAATTCGCTTTTCGCCTTTTAAAAGTAAATTTAATTGAGGACTTTGAAATCTAAATTTAACATCCGTTTCTCCGCCCTTTCGTCTAAAATATTTAGCAATTTTTCTGCAACAATTGAACATCTCATTTCTAAATTTCTTTTGTGATATTTGAACTCGACCATTTGTAGTAATACTCCCTTCAGAAAGAAAATATCCTAAAAATTCCAACCAAAGATCCATGGGTATCTTGAAAGAAAATTCTGTCTTAAGATAATCATCTCGTATTAATTTTTCAGTTTGTGGAACTTCTAAATGCGGTATCTCAATACCTTCACTTGGTAATGTAGCTAAAGGAATATTAACTTGACCCTCATTAATTAAATTTTCTGCATTACAATATTTATAACTTTTATTGTGTCTGTGTCCATAATCATCTTTAAAATATATCTTATGATTAGGTGTAATATTGAGATTAATTCCTTTAGCATTTATAGAAACTAATTTTCCTTCATAATCATATTCTAATCTCTTTGTAGGTTTTTGATATTCTAAAATATCCGTATTCAAATTCATGGTAGCAACTTGCTCAGATGACAATACTTCTTTGAATAATTTAAATCCATTCTCGGTAAGAATTTCAGTTTGATTATCATAACAACTTAAAAACGGGGTACTGACAGCGATTTCTGTAGCACCTGTTGATTTTCCCATTTGATAGAACATTCCCCAATAAGCACCTGGTCGTATTCGAGCCAATTCGTCTAATATAATCAATGATGGATGATATCCACCTCTCGTGGATTCGGAATTTCCACTTATAAAAGGAACACCATTAACTCTAACTAAAATTTTATGTGAGGGAACTTCAATACAATATATTGAACCCGAATATAATTCTTTTGTTAAAAAGTTTTTAGATATATTAATAGGTTTTATTCGTTGTTTACATCTCCACAAATTATTTTTCTTATCAGCAATGCGAACTACTGAATTTGATTTTCCAACTTTCAAAAAACATTCTTGAACATCATCCATTAATAATTTAGAAGCGGAACCAGCAGCGGGTAATCCAGTAAAAGTATCCTTATATCCATCACCCATTAGATAGCCATCTAAAAATAATTGTATTAAAGATGGCTTGAGTTTCTTAACATATTTAGGAATATATTTAGTGCGGCTATTGCCCAAAGGCTTTAATATCTTCCAGAGTTGTTTATTTTCTATATAATATCTACGTGATCCATCTTTTGCATCATAGAATGAATTATAATATGGCATTTTATTCATAATTTCAATAATTTTTGGATTATGTATTGAGTTTTGAGACTGAGAAATTATTACCTTATGAGAAGACTTCTCACAATTTCCTTCCGCAATATATAAGCCTAAAAATTGAAGCCAATCTTCCATTGGTATTTTTTTTTCTTCAATAGTATAGTGGTGATCAAACCATTTTTCATCTAATTTGGGAATGGTATAATATTTTTTACTTTCCCCTTTCCATTTTATATTAGAACTTAACCAATGTTGGGAATTAATCTCATCAACTGTCTTTAATCTATAAGGAGTACCATTTCGATTTTTTCTATAAGGTCCAGAACTTACAAATAATTTATGATTTGGTGTCACTTGAAAATCAATCGAATGACTTTTATAATGATAGATTTCACCTTTATAATATTCATTAATTATAGAATCAGGTATTACAAAATTTAATTCGTCATTATTATTAATCTCAGCAACTCTATCCTTAATAGTTAAATTCTTAAAATATTTCCAACCATTATCCGTAAGAATTTCAGCATTATCTGTAAAACATTGAGCAATCGCCAAAATTCTTGAGCCAGTCTTTTTGGATTTAATTTCTTCTTTACTTTCATAATCCCCTTTCTCTGAACGAAAAGGACTTATATTTATCCAATCTCTTATTCTGGCTATGTGTTCACTGGCAATTTTCATTGAGATTGAACCTATTAATGTAAAAGAACCTTCAAATAAAGTAAAATTCATATAAGCTATTAAATCCTCAAGGTTCGATTTTCCACTTCCACCAGGAGATTTTAAAAGAATTTTCTTCTCCCCACATAACCAGTCTTTGATTATCTCATAGCTCCACCAGCCTCTTGGATGAACTGGTAATTCTTGTGTAGCTTCAAATATTGTAAGATTGTCTTCAGTTGCATGTTCTTTACAGAACAATTCTGTTTTTTTAATAGCAACCCCACAATATTGACATTTAGAACGCATATTTTCTTGAAGCACAGGAACTTCATCAAATTGTTTTTTAAGGTCATCAGGAATGTTTACAGGCTCATGTGTTTTCCACCAATGTGTACCAAGATACTTTTTTCTACAATCAAGATGTGAAGGATTTAAAAAGTAACGCCAACCTTTTCTCATTTTAAGATAATATTTAGATTCTAATATTTCAAAAGGTTCATTACATACATCACATCGAACCGTAAGCTTCCTATCCTTGTTCGTTACTAACTTCGGTTTCTGTCCCTTCTTTCTTGGCATGTATTTCTCCTATTGGGTCTTTCACTAAAATTCTATTAGTAGGTGCGATGTTTTTAAATATCTTTAATCTGTTAGCTTTAATCTGAGCTATCTCTTCAGCAATTCTATCTTCCTGAACCCCTTCTGATATTTGTTTTGCAGTAGCATTTATCTTTGCTATTTTTTCAGCAAGCATAGCTTTAATTTTTATATCTGGATTATTTTTAAAATCATTTTCTAATTCAGAAAGAATAGAAAATAATTCTCTTTGGTGATGAGATAATGAATCAGGTAATTGGTCTCCAAGATAAAACCGTTCATACTCATGTGTATCCGTTACTGAATCATCTTTATCCGCATGTTTAATATAGAATTGTAATAAGAATTCAAGATAATCATCCCAAGTTTTATTTACTGATATTCTTGCTGTGCTAAGCCTATCACGTAATTCACGTTCTATCTGTATAGTAACTCTCATTAAATATCCCTTTGCCTCTTAGGTTCTTTACCATTTATAATGTCTTCATACACAGGAGCAGCATACTTTAAGAAATCAAATTTGTCTTCAACGTGTTTTCTACATACTTCGGGATTTGGTTCTTTCTTAAGAAGAGTTTTTACACCAGATACCAAATTTGAATAATTTATATCTGGATTTTTAGTTTCTGGAATCAATAAGCCTGTTTTATTGTGTTTAATAGTTTCAAGTAATCCACCTTTGGCAAAACCAACAGCATATTTACCAAAGTATTGAGCTTCTAACACATCAAAACCAAGAATTTCGTGCCAAATAGATGGATGAATTAAGAATTTACATTTTTGTAACGCTTCAATCTTTTCTTCCCAAGAACAATTAAATATCATTTTAACATTAGAAAGTTTGTCTGCTTTGGCTTTCAGATTCCATCCGTAAGATGGTTCGTTAGTAAAAAGACTATCACCTAAAAATAAGAAATCTTGTTCTGGCATTTCTTCTGCCATTTGCATTACTAAATGAGCACCTTTAATTTGAGAGAATCTGCTTAGGAATAATATCGGTCCATCAAAAGATACATCTTTAATATAATCTTTATAATAATCTAAATTAATTCCTGAATATGCCCAATAGAAATTATGTCCTTTATTTTTGAATTGTTCTCTTAATACATTTCTTTGCCATTTAGCAACACATACAATATTACATGGAAAATTTGGTAATGCTGTCAAATTTTGAGGTGAGTGGTCCCATGATTTAAGAATTTGTTGTTTGTTTCTAAGTCCCAACGTTTGATACAAATAATGATAATACGAGAAATGATTATCTTCCAGCACTGCATCCATGGTTTTTAATAAATCTAAATTAGAATTTATTAAATCCTTATCTAATTCATAAGGA